CGCTTATGTGGATTTACTAGACACAAGAAAACCATGAAAGGTCTATAATGGATATTCAGTCTTTAGAATTAGATATAGCTTGTTATGCAACTGCTGTGTACCATGAAGTTAATACAAGAACACTAGAAGAAAAGGTAGGGGTGATTAATGTTATACGTAATAGGTTGCATAGTGGTCTGTGGGGTAATTCTGTATGCTCTGTCGTTTATGCTAATAATCAGTTTGCTGTGCAAGATGAAACCCACCATCCAGTTAATGAAAGGGCGTATCTGGAGACTAAATTATTGGTTATTGATACGATTGTTCATCGTAAACATGCTAACCCAGTTGCAAATGCTTTATATTTCCACGATGACTCGATACCGCCAAAAGAAATATGGTTCGGTAAACGCAAGAAAACGCACATAGGAAGGATGGTGTTTTACTAATGGCTAAAAAAGAACCTGTAGCATGGCTTTATGAGGAGTTTGATGTTAGGTCTGGTGACTTAAAGAAGTCTTATTTATGGTCATTTCATCCTAACCAGCTTTCATATTTAAACGACTTAAAGAATACAACGCATCATATTAAGATAACACCATTAGTTCCTGGTGAGCCTGTAGAAGAATATAAAGGATTATCTAAGTACGATAGTAAGAAACTAACGGAGGCTCATGGTGGACTCTAAACCACTTACTCAAGAAGAAATTATAAAGGTATATAAAGAAGCATTTGGATACGGTAGTCAAGTAATAACAATTGACAAGATATTTAGATTTGCTAGACTTATAGAACAATTGCATGGAGTTAAAGATGTACACTAAATTAGATGACCAAAGACAAGCAAAGTTAATTAAAGCATATATGCAAGAACATCCTCATTGCAGCATAAAAGAGATTATCCAAAAATGTGTTACAAATAGAGTTAGGTTAAAGTATTTAGAAAGACAAGGATATTTTAGTTTGCCTACATGGACATATCAAAAAGAATTAGATAATCGTTTTAAGAATAGAAACTATGTATCTGTAAATGTAGGTAGGGAGTATGGTAAATGGCAAGAGCAGAAAAGATATTAGATGTAATAGTATGGTTGTTGATTCTTGGTAGTATGGGTTGGTTAGCTTATGGTTGTTATATATTAATTGATTTATTTTTTCTAAGGGGATAGATATGGTAGATTTAGTAAATAGACCACCGCATTACTTGGTGGGAGGCATAGAGGCAATAGACGTGATTAAAAGTCGTTTGACTAAAGAAGAATATATTGGGTATCTAAAAGGATGTAAGTTAAAGTATGACTTACGTTATCCATTTAAAGATAATCCACAACAAGATTTACAAAAGTCTGATTGGTATAAGAACAAGTTATTAGAGGCTACACAAGATGATGATGCAGATTATATTCCACCAGAACTAGAAGCTCAATTACAAAGGTTTGATGATGAGTAAAATCTATTGGATATTCATTACTGTTTTAGCTGCACTAGCTATTTGGGGAACAGAAAATGCTTTTGCTGCAACTACTACTATACTAGCACCTGATGGGTCTGTAACAGTATGTCAGGTTGGTAGTAATGGGATAGTTATCTGTGTCTAATGGTATGCGTAATAGCCAAGCTGCTCATGTAGACTTTGGTTTTTTGCGTGGAGCAATAAAAAGCAATCCTAAAGTTATACCTGTTAATTTAGATATGGTATATGAACATAAAGGTCATTTTTTATTTGCAGAATGGAAGCGTGAAAACGAAGAAATTAGCGATGGTCAAAAGATACTATTAAGAAATTTGGCAAACCTACATACAGTATTGCTAATTATTGGGCATAGTGATGAAACTTCAACTGAAGTAAAAGATTTTTATTGGGTTCGTGGATTATATATGACCCATGTTGGAAAAGGTATAGACGCATTAAAAGATTATATAGATGATTGGTGGAATGAATATTAGTCATCCATAGGTGTTAGTTCACCGTAAAGAGCTAGTTCTTCCCCTGATATTTCTATAATAGAGTCGTCATCTAGTCCTATGACAATAGTGCTATCGCCATGCAATGCTTCACAAGATATGATAGTTCTACCTAACATGTGATTACAGATAATCTCTACTTCTGAACGTTGCATAATTTTCCTATATATTTACTAAAGAATCTTTGGCAATTTTTTCTGATTTAACAGACCTTGCCCACGACCCACAATTTTGACATTGATAGCGTTGATAAATAGCAGTCCTACTTCTTTGTGTACCACGAGATTGTAATTTGCGTGAAGCACAATTAGGACAACAAACGTCAGCAGAATATGCGTTATGATTTGGATGTTGTTTAATCCAACCCTTGAATTTATCGTAGACTTTCTCAAGTAATATAACATCATTCTTATTATATTCTTCCATAATTTTCCATGCCTTACGGTCATCATTCATACACTTGACCCATAAAGTATGACCTTCATGTGCTGTCTTACTACCTAATCCTAAAGCCTGTGCAACATAATCTAGTTTGTTAGAAACAAATCTAAACTGTCTACGAGCTACTTGTAATAAATCTATCTGTTTGGAGGGTGCTGGAGGTGGCATACCAGAGAGTAAGAACTCTTTGTGTAGTATTGGTATGTCAAACCTAGAACCGTTGTAGTGAACTATGGCATCAGCTTCGTCAAGAAGTTTATGCACAGAGTCTAGCATCTTTTGTTTGCCAGATTTTTGAATAGAGTCAAACATGATTTTAGATTCACCGTACCACTTGGCTGCATAGCAAAGAGTGTAAGATGATTCTAGTAATTGGTTTATAGAGATGTTCTGGTCAAAGATACCCCAGACATGAGCAGTATTTGGTGCTACTTCTATATCAATTAATAATATTTTCATAGTAGTCTCTAAAGTTGAGATACTTTATTATATACTAGATAAATAATTAACATGAGTAATACATATTTAAAGTGGTCTATAGCACAAAGGATATCGCAGATAAGATAATCTAGCATATCTTAATTGTAGCTGTTTTAGCTTTCTTTAGTTTGTCAAAGAACTTCTTATAAGCTATTTTAGAGTTACCTATGAAGTCTTTACCTGCCCATGTTGAGCCAAGTAATATACATCCATCTGTATCTGCTGAAGTGTTGCCTGAATGAATACGAACGCCTGTAAAGTCAGGAACGTTTAGTATGTGTGGCATGTCTTGTTTAAATCGTACAGAAGCGTCTATAATGAGTTTATATTCACCGGTAGGGATAGCAGTCTTACCTAAGACTTTAGTGCCATTTCTGACTACATCTTCTAACGTATAACATTCATATACACCATCTACATACATCTTGCCTATAGTATGCGTATCTTTAAATTCAAACCTTTTAACTTCAATCAACATAAGAATTAATATACTCCAATGCACGAGTTAAGTAATCCATAGCTGCCATAAATACTAAACAAATACCCATGACTACAAATAGCAGTCCTACTACGATAAGTTTAAGTATAGATAAACCGATAAAGTTAAGTATGTTTAGAAATATCATTTCTTTTTGATATAGAACAGACTACGTTCACCAAATAAATAGAATCCTACAGCACTAGCAAAGTTATCTACTTCTTGTGTAGCCATACCTTGTAGGTGCATTGTAGCCCATGTGCCTAATACGATAAGACCAATCATAGGTCGCATAAGTCTAGTAATAGCTTCTACCCAAGGATAAGATGGGTTACCAGAACCTGCTTCATTCATTACTTTAAAAAACTCTAAGTCAATGTTTTTCATCTGAGCATATTGTTCTATAGTAGCTGGTTTAAATTGGTCAGGTGCTATAAAGCGGTTGATAAGAGATTTGCCTAAGTCCATTACAACTGGAGCAAAAGCAGATAACATGGTGATTGGGTCCATTATAGTTCCTTAGGGTCAAAGCCATACATCTTGGCTACACGTTTTTGTAGTTTTAAGAATAAACCTTTGTGACTAGCATACTGTTCTGTTTTAGGTGAATCTAGATATACGCACATGTGAATAATCTCATGGCATAAAGTCATTAAGACAGGATATAGATGAGAATGACGTGCAGTAGATATAGTTATAACATGAGGTTCACCTTGTTCTGGTGGTTCATATTGTCCACATATAGTATCGTCATGCACTATAACAAAATCTACTTTAGATGATGGTGGTAGTTTATATTCGTCAAATATGGGCATTTCTATCAGAGCTGAATATAGGTTTGCTATATTGTTCTCTGTAATAAATGTCATTTGGCTATTTGAGTCAACAAAAATACAATAACGAAACCTGCTGTGCCTAATAAGATTTGTTCTAGGCGTTTGAGTCTTGCGTTTATTTGCTCATAACGTAACGCACAAACTTCTTCATGCGTA